GCAGGGCTTCGAGGTACAGGTCTGGTGTGTCGTGAACGGCAAGGACGGCGCGGAGCTCCTGCTGCCTGAAGAAAGCGCGCGGATGCAAGCCTCCCACTACGGGGCAGCCGTGATGCTCCTCGTGCAACAGGGCGCGCTTGAAATCCCGAACTTGCAGTGGTCGCGGATGGTCGGCTACCCCCGCGTGGAGTGCCCGGAACCCGAAAAGCGCCGTCAGCAAGCATCCATCACGACTTTCCATGTGTGGGTCGGGCCCGTCGTGGACCAGAACCTCGGCCCGACCGGGCTAACGCCCAGTGAATCACCCGGCTACGTCGGGCCAGAAGAACCGTTCGAGGACCGCCCCGTCGCAAAAGACGGCGAGGTGGATGTAGTCGCAGAGCCAACCGCTACCCCTCTGTAGAGGAGGACCCATGCCCTTCGGAATCAAAGTGTCGTCCAGCGAGACGGCCCAGTCGGCCGGCACATCGATATCGACAGGCACGGGATTCCCGATCGGCCTGACCGACTCGGGTCCGTTCACACCAACGCTCGTCAAGAGCTTCGCGGCGTATGTCGGGATCTTCGGCGAACGCACCGCCACAAGCTCCGTCATGTACGACGACATCCAGGCGGCGTTCAACCTGGGGATGGCGCAGATCTATGTGACGCGTGCCGGCAAAGAAAGCTCCGCCGCCGCGGCGAGCAAAGAACTCGCGACAGCCGGTGCAGCGAAAACGCTCATCGTGAAAGCGAAGTACACGGGGACGCTCGGCAACAAGCTGAAGATCGAAGGGTCCGCGACCGAACTGGTCGTGCAGAACGAATCCGGGGAAGTCCTCGAAGCGTTCAAAGGCACCAAAGCCTCCGAATTCCTAGGTGTCACTTCGTCCTACATCACGGTGACGGAAGGCTCGGAATACGCGACGGGCAAAGGGGAAGCGCTGAAAGCCGTTGCTGCCGCTGCGCTGACGGGCGGCACGAACCCCGCGACAGAAATCAGCGAAGCGCTCGCCAAAGAAGCACTGGAACGCATCCTGAAGACCTACGGTCCAGGCCAGGTCTGGGTGCCCGCGACGGAAAAAGAACCCGTCAAAAAAGGCGTCCACGTTTTGATGGGCGAACACTGTCAGACGACGAAAAACAACCGCTTCGCGATCTGCGACCTCGCGGACTCCGCAAGCCCCGCGACACTTATTACCGCGAAAGAATCCTACCCGGCCAACATCGCCGGCTACATGATCTTCCACTCCAGCTCGTGCATCGTGCCGGGCATCACGGCGAACACGACACGAAAAATCCCGGGGTCCGGGGTGATCGCCGCGCTATGCGCCCAGGCCGCTGCGACCGGCAACGACAACCAGGCACCCATCGGCATTGGCTGGGCGCCTCCGGCATACGGTCCGGGCGGGATTGCGAACTATGTGACCGGGTTCACGAATACGTTCACCCTCGCACAAATGGGCGAACTTTCCGAAGCTGGCATCAACTCGTGGTATGTCACGCCATCCGGCATCCCGTGCCTGTACGGGTTCGTCACCGCCCTTCCCTACTCGACGGACAAGATCTACTGGCAGGCGTCGGCTAGCCGAGAGCGGATGCACCTCGTCTGGCAATCCGAAGAAATTCTCGAACAGTTCTTCGGTCGCACGATCGACGGTCGGGGCATTCTCCTCGCCAAGCTCCAAGGCGAACTCCAGGGTGTCGTCACCGAACACTGGAACGAGAACGCGCTGTTCGGTGAATCAGCCGCAACGGCTGGAGTGGCGAATGTCCAGCCGCCAATCAATACGGCGGCGACCGAGCAGGCCGGCGAACTCAACGCCGAATTGAGAGTCCGCCTTTCCCCATTTGTCAACTCGCTCAGCGAGATCATCGTTGCAACGCCGATCACAGAAAGCGTGGGTTCCTAAATGCGGGTTTATCGGTCAGATCAGGTCGCGATCCACGTCAATGTGGCCGGGGTCTCCTTGGACTCCGAAGTCTGGGATATGCTCGAGGGTGGCGATATGACGGCCGAGGAACTTGTCGTGTTCCCCGGCGCGATGCAGGAACAGATTCCGCTGGGCGGCGTCGCGAAGCGCGCGCCGATCACCGTCGAACGCCTCTGGTCCGAAGCGATGACCGGCGTCAAGAAGGCGCTAGACCGAGCCGTCGTGGTAGCCGCCGCCGTCACGGTGAGCTACACGGTCCTTGGCCCCGAACAAGCATCGACGGGCTACGTCGAAACGTACACGGGTGTGCTCACCGGGTGTACGCGCCCGAACTACAAGGCGGGCACGTCGGAGGAGGCGAAGCTTCAGCTCAAAGTCAGCCCACACGGCGCTGTCTCGTAAACTAAACGGAGAGGGAAAACACATGCCTGCCACGGAGCTTCCGCGTCCAGCGGAGTCGCTACAAGAACAGCTTCAGCGTCAGCGTGCCGAACAACAGGCCAATACCGTCGAGCGTTTGCCGATCCCAGGCTACGGGGGTCGGCTTATCGGTCATTACCATCTCGTTAACTGGAAGGCCCAGAGGCGTATCGCGTCACGCAATAGCAAGGTGCGCGGCAAAACCAAAGAAGACACCGAAGCAACCCAGGAGCTGTACAACGCCGCAGATACCCTCGTTGCTGCTTGTGACCGCATCGAGATCCGCGTTACCGCTGATGCCGACGAGCAAACCCAGACCGAAGCGGAGAAGTTCAACGGCGAAGAACACAAGCTGAACGTCGCATTCGCGGAATACCTCGGGTTGCACAAGGACAGCGAAGAGCACATCACAGACCGCGCCGCCGTGTTCCTCATCATTCCCCAGCAGACACAGGTCATCGTTCACGCGGGGTTGCTGATGGCTAAGCAGGGCACAATCGACGAGGAGATTGACGAGGAGCAAGTGGGGGAAGCCGACGCAGCCAGCTAGTCCGGCTGGCTGCGAGCTGCGACCTCCTCGGCGTCCCAGTCGACTACCGCCGTCTCTTTGTTGACGGCGAGCCGACGTATCTGACGATCCTCCGCGCGCGATACGACGTTGCGAGCGAGCTCGCCGAACAGGCGGCGGAACGGAGCGCCTGATGGCACGCAACTCAACCGTCACGGAGCGCTCCGGGAAAGCCCTCAACACCACCGCCTACCACGACGCCGCCAAGGCACTACGGCTCGGAGCGAAGCACCTCAACCGCGAACTCCGCAAGCAGCTCCGGGCCGGAGGGGAGATCATGGCGGTCGAGGCGCGCAAGATCGCCGCAGAGCACTCCGAAAAGATTCCACCAACGATCAAAGTCCGAGTCGCTGGGGCTACGGTTGCCGTGGTCGCTGGCGGCGCGAAGGCTCCGGTTGCTGGCTTGTTCGAGCTGGGCAACAAGGGCAAGGGGAAATCCCAGGCTGCCAGCAGGCGAGGCACGTTCCGCCACCCCGTGTTCGGCAACCGCGAAAACTGGGTGAACCAGGAAATGCACCCGTTCCTGCGGCCTGCAGCTGACGCGACGCTCCCCGAGGCGCAGGAGAAGATCATCCGGGCGCTCGACGAGGCGAAGAAGATCGTCGCGACCGAGTACTACAAGGAGAACTACTGATGGACTCCTCCACCAGGGTCGTGCGCTTCCTGCTCACCGGGGATGCCAAGGGGGCGCTCAAGGCCCAGTCCGAGGCGGAGAAGGGGTTTGAAAAAACCGGGAAGACCGCCGACGATACGAGCAAACACGTTGGTCTGTTGAGCAAAGCGTTCTCGGGCATGAAGAACGTCATCGGCTTCGGGGCCGGCGCGCTTGGCCTCGGGACTGTCGTGTTCGGCTTGAAAGATGTCGTTGAGGGCGGCAAACAGTGGCAGGAACAGCAGGTGCAGCTCCAGAACGCCCTGAAAAACACGGGTGAGATGAGCCGCACGACCATGCGGCACGCTAACGCGGCGATCGAGCACTCCTCAACACACGGGGGGTTTTCGCCCGTTGAAGAAGCCCGCGGCCTTACCCAGCTCATCAACGTCACCGGCAAGTACTCGACGGCGATCAAACTCAACGCGACAGCCGTAAACCTCGCGCGCGGTGCGCACATCGAATATTCCGCCGCTCTCAAACTGGTAGCTCGAGCGCAAGCAGGTACCGCCGGTCGGGCGCAACAGTACCTCGGGATCATCCAGCCCGTCAAGACCTACGTCGACCAGCTCACTGAAGCGCAGAAGAAACAGAACCCCGAACTTTTGCGCCACGCGGAACTCCTCGACAAACAGGCCACTGCACTAGAGATCAACCGCGTCGTGATGGAAAAATACAAGGGCGCCACACAGGCATACAGCAAAACCGCTTCCGGGGCGGCGAACAACTTCAAAAACCTTCTAGATGTCATCACGGAGCGCATCGGGCGCAAGCTCCTGCCGATCGAGACGAAGGCTTTCAACTTTCTCAGCGGCCTCGCACGAGGCGTCATGAGCCACTGGACGCAGATAAGCGCGGTACTCAAGCGCGTTTTCGCCGTGATCGGCGCTGTGATCAAGACCGGCATCGCGGTGATCGCGGCGATCATCAAATGGACAATCCGCTACCACCAGATCATTCTCGCCCTTGCCGTAGGGATTGCTGCTGTTGCAATACCGATCCTCGCCTACAACGGTGTGATGGCCCTCGCGACGCTCGCTACGACCGCATGGGGCGCATCGCTTGAGTTCGCCGCCGACATGCTGTTCCTGCTGACGAGCCCCGTGTCGCTCATCGTGATCGGGCTCATCGCGCTAGCGGCTGGTGTGGCCTACGCCTACATGCACTTCAAAACCTTCCGCGAAGTAGTCAACACAGTCTTTCAGGCGGTCAAGGGCGTCGTGGTCGACGCTGTGAGTTTCATCAAACAGCATTGGGAACTACTCCTAGCGACCTTCTCGCTACCAATCTTTGCGCTGGTTGAGGTCATCAAACACTTCAAGCAACTCAAGTCGGGGGTCGAATCGGTATTCAACGGCATTGGCTCCTTCGTCGCG